TATTTCTGGACTCTGACAAATAAAGGAGTCAAAACAAATTATGAAAGCAACAGTTAATCTAAATCAGATCCTACAAGGTGGACTTGCTGGTTTAGTCGCTTGGTTATTTAAAACTGTTAACGATCTTCAGCAAGAAGTTGCTGTCTTGATCGTGCAGATACAAAGTGCAAAAGAAGATCTTATGACTTTAGCTATGAGAGAACAAGAACTCAATTCAGCGATCACAGAGATCCTCATTAAGTTAGGTGGCTAATGTTTATTAAGATAAAAGAGAATTTAGCGATCATAGTGACCTCATTCACGCTTTTAGGATCGATCGGTGCTGGATTAAGCACTGCTGGAGAGATAGTTAATAAACTTCAAGGCATTGATGATCGAATGAACTTTGTTGAACAAGAGTTTGGCAGATTAAAAGAAGAGACAATGGTCTCCTCAGACATATCAGTTTTATATGAGAAAGTCACACAATTAGAACAAATTAGCAATCAAGCTGATCAGTTTCGTGAGCAGGTTGCTTTTATGCAATCTCAATTGATGACTTTAGAGCAAACCATCAGAGATGAGGGGTTTGACACACAGAACAAATATATTCCAGAGAAATGGGAATGGCAGGATCTAAATGATTCAATCATTCGTATTGAGACATTAAATCAAACCATTCAAAACAAACAATGGGAAATTGATGATCTTAAAAATCGACTGGCATATTTGGAAGCAAACAATCACAACCATTAGGAGAGAAAATGTTTAAAGACTTAGATTTCAAAGATCTCGGAGAGCGTTGCATTGCAACCTTTTTCGAGACATTCATAGCAATGATCACTGCTGAAGCGTTGACTGGAAGCGATGGCGATCTACTTAGATCAGCTTTCGTTGGTGGACTCGCTTCTGTTTTAGCACTGCTAAAGACAGTGATGAAAAACTACAATGCCAAAAAATAACGAACCTAACTTCACACAGAAAGAGATGCTTATTATGATCCTTGATCGTTTAGATGATATGGATGAAAAGATCTCATCACTGTTAGAAGATAAAGTGAGCAGAAAAGAGTTCTATTCTGTTCTAGGTGTCTTGATGACTTTTGGTTTGATATTGGTGGCGTTGGTCTAATCAATCAAAGGAGATCTGATGTTTAAATGTCCGATTTGTCTTCACGCTTCTTGTTCACTTAGGTGGAACAGACTTATCAATGCACTTGAGTTGCATTGTCATAGGTGTGGTCGTGGAACAAAAGTTCTTTCAGATGATGCTAGAGAAATACATTAAAATTTATTAAAAGGGTGGATCTATCTGCCCTTTTTTTGTTTTTGTAGAGGTTTTCTTAGTCTTAGGTTTATAAAGCTCATTAGCTTTGTGCCAGAGATAATAAACTTCCTTTTTAGTTGATTCATCACCAAATTTTTTGTCGAGATCATCTAAGATCTCAGATTCTTTCATCTCTATAAATAAATTAATCCACTGTTTTAGATATCCACTATCCTCCAAAACTTGCTTCTCTGTTAAACCTTTTCCTTGTAGATCTGAAGTCAATCTTCTTAAAGAAGCTCTCTCCCACAACAAATCTTTCTGATCTTTAATCTTCATATCTGTTGTTTGCAAAATAATATCTGGAGTTGGAAATCTCTCTTCAAATTCATTTCCAAATAAAATAAAATCGTTTAAAAAAGACATTATCTCTGAATTGGTTAGTGGTCTCCAGTCAATAAGAAGATATTTCTTATTTTCTCGATAATACGCATTGGACAATCTCAACTGGAGTAAATAATAAGAATGCTCAGTGAATACTTTTAGAACATCTTTCCAGTGATTTTTGACAAAAGATGGCTCATCAGTCTCCTTTTCCTCCCAGTATTTAATCCCCTTGTTATCAATGCTGATCCCTTGTTCAGATAACCAAAAAGCAAGTTTATTTTGTGACAAACCACATAGATATTGTCTAACATAAGCAAACCTCTGCTGAATAGTGTTGATCTGGATCTTCTTTTTTTTCATAGACCAGCTCTCAGTTGCAAATTCTGGATCATTAAAATAACTTGCACTACCATTAACTTGTCCAAAGTTCATCATCACAACTTTTTGAGTTTTAGAAAGACCAAGCATTGTTTCATCAAAAGTGTGTTGCATTGTATTTGCAAACTCTTTAAGTTGTTCCTTTGAGCGATGAGTTGGATAAATAACTGATCTAGGTTCTTGATTATTATTAGGAAACACAATTGCAGAGATATATGAACCATTCCCATTTAAAGTTTCATCAAGTTCACTTATATGATCCTCTTCAGTGACAACATACCAAACAACAAATGTATTCCAGTTCTTTGAAAGTGACATTGCTCCAAGAAATTTAACCTCAGCGAGAATTGATTGCTGTATATCATAAGTTGATGGTGTTTCAGATCTCCAAAGATATTTTGCAAACCTTTTCATTGCTGGTGTTGATAGATCAACCTTTGTCTCTAAGATTTCAGTTTCACTTGTTGGCTTTTTCATCTTGTTAAGGAGACCTCTAGTTGGATATTTCTCAAAAGTTGAAAGCATAAGACTGATGATTCGTTTGTCACTTAAAGAGGCAAACATTGTGTCAATGCCCTCTTGATATAGATTATCATCCCAACCAGTGACAATATGTTTCCAAGCATTAGGATTAATGCCCTCAGCTTTGATCTTTGAATTTTTAGAATTAAATATTAGATTCTGAAATTCAATATCTGTTTTGTCTCTATCTTCCATATTGTTAATTATTGCTGATTTTAAAACTTTGTCAAGAGTATGGGCATAACAAAAAAATTCTACCTAACAAGTCGTGTTTATCTCCAACAAGGTGCTAATCTTTTTATTGGTTAGGTAGAAAAAAGAGAATCTACCTAACTAGAAGACAAAGGGGCAAGATGTGGAATCACACTTTGCCTTTTTTTATTTAGGAGACAGAAATGCAAGTTAGCAAAAAACTTCTCTCGGTTAGAGAGATTATAGAGATCACTGGGTGGTCAAAAGCTTTCGCATATAAATTAATCGATTCAAACAAACTCCGAGCTATTCCAACAAATTCAGATGAGAAACTCCTCCCTATTCGTGTAGAGATTTCAGAGTTAGAAAAGTTGATCAAAGGTGGTGTTGATGTCTAGTAAGGCGAAGCGTGATATCTGGTTTCAACTTGATTCCAGACTGTTTGAAAAGTTTGAAGTATTGCGAATAGCACAGGCGTTAAACATATCAATAAATGAAACAATCGGAGCATTGGTCAGACTTTGGTCAATGTCGATAACACAGTTTCCAGAGGGCAAGGGTGAACTTGTCGCTGGTGAATTAAAAGTGACTGTCCAAGATCTTCCAGTGATTATGTCATTAGAAAATGATGGACAAGCAATATTTGATGCCCTTAAAGAGTGTCAATGGATCGATGAGCGTGATGGAATTATTGTCATTCCAAAATGGGATATGAAAATTGGTCAGACCATTATCAAGCTCGAAAAAGATCTTGAACGAAAGAAAGCTGGAGGATTATAAATGGAAGAGTTATCAAAAAACTCCAGCTCTTCTTGGAAAGATATTGTCTATCCAAAGATTAAAGATGCGATATTTGAAAAGTTTGTGGATCTAACTCAAACAGATCTACGAATGAGCGAATCTCAGAAAAAGGGATTCTTTAGAGCTTATCACGATTTAATTGCACAAGAACCAACTCTTGAGGAGATGGATGTTGCATTCACTTCATACATTGCACACTTTGATCATATACCAAGTCCTTTTGCGTTCTCTAAGCACTTCAACAGATTTCGATCTGGCATTATGCCGAACAAAAAGGGATCAACACAAAAGTTAATTGAAAAGCAGAATGCTGATCTCAAATTAGATCAGTGGGTTAAAGAGATGGAGTCAAAAGATGAGGGTTAGTCTTCAACGAGCTATTGAATGGCTTAAACAAATAGATATCTGGCACGAGTTCAAATTTAGTGATGATCAGCTGATGCGTGTTGCTCCAGAGCTTCAAGACTTTGGAATGGAAGTTTTATCAAGAGCAATGGAATTAATTAAGGTGATGCCTACTAAACCAAGTCCAGCAAAAATTATGCAGATATGTCGTGATCAACAGATGATCATTAAAAGTGAACGAGCATTGGAAACAAGTCCAGATGAAGATCCCTCAACTTGGATGACTTCAACTGAATATGCTAATTCACAAGGTTTCCCAACATTGTCTGCACTTATAAAGCACAAGATAGAGGAGCAACAAGCTTCCGAGGTCGAGCAGTCTAACACTGCCCCACAGTCATCACTGCTCGATCCCTCTATCGAAAAAATAATTGATGATCTGGAGGATTCTGCGTGAAAAAATCTAAAACTTTAGAAAACTTAAAAATCATTATGGGATTTCTTGATCATACTTCTGATGCTGGAAGACCTAGGGTTTCAAACAATAAACTTGAGAAAAGTGTTGCTGGAACAAGAGACAACTCCCCTTATGACTATAACTTTGCTTTTTGGAATGGAAAAAGAAAGTCTGTTGAAAAGAAGCTCTCTGATCTAGCAAAGTTCTGCCTCAAGACAACAGCTCCAGAGGAAATAAAAAGTCTATCTAAGCAATGCAAAAGAAAAGATTGTGAGATCAAAAATAAGCGAGTTGAAATAGCACAGAAGTTTTGTTCTGGTTGTGGGAGAAGATATGAGTAAGATCAACACTTATACAAACACCTTAAATCACAACAGCAACCTTGTTGATTTTAGGGTGTCACAATTCACAAAAACATCAGAAATTGAAAATTGGAATCAAGCAAAACAACTTCACATTCATTTAATTTCTGGAATAGTTTGCAGAAAAGGAGCATTAGATATTTATCCAGACTTTGCAAGAGTGTCTGCTTATATATACGACAAGAATTGGGATCAGATGATCAAAGAGGGGCGATCTCCATATTTTATAGAAAACAGAATCAGCTTGGGCAAAAGAAAAGGGACTTGTGAATGTAGATGTCGCCTTGAGTATATTGCAGATGAAGTTCTCTATGGTGGTGGCTCTCCAAAGATTAGGAGTAATCCATATCTTGGATTAAGACAAGAAGATGATTATGGCTATTTCTACGATGGTGAAGAACCAGTCAAATCAAAATTGCCTCCTTTTAGATTTTCAACAAATGAAATATACATACAGGAAATTTAAGGAGGTGAAATATGAAAGAAATAATTGATCAAGCACTGCAACTAATTGAAATATCAAAAAAAGCAGTCAGTGATGCTGAGATAATTCTCGCTGATCTACTGCAAGAAGATAATGTTCCAAGTGTTATTGAACCAGAACCAATGCAAGTTAAAGAAGATATGAAATCAGTTGGAATGGAGTTCACAGATAAAACTCCCCCAAGAACTGATCTTCAGTGTCCACTATGCTCTTCAAAAGTCTATGACAATAGACCAAACAAAGAATCTGGTCAATACAAAGCGACAGCTCCCGACTTCAGTTGTTCAAATAACAACGACTGTTCTGGAATGACACAAGGAAATCAGAGAATGCTTAGAAAAGCTTGGTGGTTGGATTCAAAAGATCTACCACAAGACTGGATCAATACAACTGTGCCAGTTAGTGCCGATGATGATCGTGTTGTTGTAGATCCACCACAAGAGAATGCTGAAGACATTGGCGTTCCATTTAACTAAATACCTAGGAGGTAGAGAATGTCAGAAATTGACAAAAACTGGGAGAAATTCCAAACAAATTATAATTTAGATCATTTAGAAGATCCAAATGCTAATCAGTTCCCCAAAGTGTTTGAAGAGGATCAAATGGTTCTCGCAGATACATTTGAGGAAGCGTGTGAAGTTCTTGAAGCTGTTGCTCTTGAGAAATATAACAATATCGT